TAGGATAATATTGTAAAACATAAGTTACAGAAGGATAATATTTACTATTTCTTCGATAATATCGAGAATCTGGGAGGGTTATTTGGGTTGCATCTTCTGAGATTTCTAAAATTCGGTCATAAGATTTTTTGATGTTCCTTTTTTTCATACTAAGGATAGTTTTTTCTCCATTAATTTATAACTAGTAAGTGGAGTCGTATTTTGAATTAATTTGGTGAAATGTTCAAATCCCATTTCACTTGGGTCTTTCCCTTTTAGTTCTACTAAATATACTTCTTTTCCTTCATTTAAAAGTAATTCACAGAATTCTAAAGCTTTTTCAATAGCATCATTATCTAATGCAATGTATATTTTTTGTACCTTTGAGGTAACTATTTTTTTCATCAATGATGGTTGTAAGTTTTTTCCAAACAATGGGATAGCATTTCGTTTTATTGCTATTGCATCAAATGGCCCCTCACATAATATGATAGGTAAATCCCAATTAATAAATAACTCAAACGGTATTATATCGCGAGATACTTCGGGGTTGCGGTATTTGATGAAAGGTTCTTTCTCGAATGATCTTGCGGTGAAATAATTTAATTTACCATTAGAATCATATGAGGGGATAATAATCATATTAGCATATTGTCCATATTCACAATATCCAATATTATATTTAATTATATCACTTTTGGCTATATTTCTTTTTTTAAGATAACTTAAAGCATGTCTTGAAATAAGACTTTCATCAAATGTTTTATACTCCTTAGGAAGTTCAACTAAATTAGAAGTTATAATTTCTTCAATATGATCCCCAGACTTGACTAAAGGTTTAAGTTGAGATAAAATTTCAGATGAAACTTCTATTTGTTTAAATAATGTAGTTATTTTTTGACCTTTTTTCCCACATACCCAACATTGCCAAGGATTATTACCTTTTTTATTTTCAGTAAAATTTATTTCAAGTTTTGGTTTGTGATGGTGACAAAAAGGACAATGATACGCCTGATTACCTCGAGCTGTTCTTTTACCTGTTCCTAATACAGAATTTACCAAATTGACTAGCAACTCATTTACCATAACCTTAATTTACAAAATTAATCTTCAAGAGCAAAATCTTTTCGATAAAATTTTCCTAATATATTATCATTAAACCAATCCTCAGGATTTTCTAAAACTTCATGTTTGAAAAGATATTTACATTCATAATATGTAAGAAGTTTTTTATTTGGAACTATGCATAGTATTTTTCTCATAAAATTATCATGTTTCTTTTGTTTTATAAGTTCCATGATAGGTTTTGCAGAACCATAATATGTTTTCCAATCTGATTCTTTGATTGTTTGTTTTGTAAGGGGTTTACGGCCTGGGCCAGATTGTTCTGATAATTCTTTTTTGGTGAGTTTTTTCTTTACATTGTGGTAAAGAGATTTTTTTCCTATATAGGATTTTCCAGAGGGGAGATGAGTAACAATATATATAAAACCATATGTTCCTTCCGGGAAATCTTCTATAGTAAATATCCTTTTATCTTTGTATAACCAATTATTCATAAAATTTACATATCTAAATTAACTAATATATTAGTATCTGTTATTGAGGAGAGTGGGAGTGGTTGGGCTAGTTTAGCTACGGCTAATAATTCTTTATTATTGTTATATAAACCTACTGTGGTTATATATGGGTCAAAATATGAACCGGTAGCAAAATCATACAATATACCACTATTTGAACTTCCTGAAATTAGTGTTGGGTTTTGGGAAAAATTAAATTCGTTTTGTCTAATAGTGCACTTATATTGGGTTTCGTATATAGTAAGGGTACTATCAAATGAACAGGTTAAATTTTGGGAAGCTATTATATCTTGAATAAATATAGTATCATTTACTCCATATAAAACAGAACCATAATTTACATAACCATACCCGTCTTGTCCAGGTACCCCATCACTAGTAAGGATTACCATTCCATGTTCATAAATTATATCTCCTACTTTTTCATTATTAAAAATAAGATTCCCTTCCCCATCATCAGTAATAGAACCACTTTCATAAGATAAACCAAATGTACCTGGTTTTATATATTCCCCAAATAAATTGGATGGGATTGAAATTACTCCAATTATCTCTCCTGAGCCAGTTGGAAAATATCTTGAAGCTAGAAGAGTATTAGTAAGATAATTATATGCATTTGGAGTATAAGCAGTAGTAGTAGTTATAGTTCCATCAGTATTAAAAGAAGCTGTTGTTACTGGGGATCCGTCATCCCCAAATAGGTAGTTGTAATAATAAAGTTCTCTGATGGAGCGATAAACTAGAAATTTATCTTGAGTAGATATGTAGCCTGTTGGGTTAGATCCAGAATACCACAATGATGAAGTTATATTTTCTCCTATAAAAAGATCTATTCCAGATCCAGTCAATGCTGAAGTACCTTCAAATGTAAAAAATTTATTTACCTTGAATGGCGAGACAGTAACGTCCGAAGTTATGAATGGTTTGAAGACGCTCATTCATTATTAGAAATCTAGTTTTACTCTTACAAGTGCTTCCTTAGTAAAATCTTTTATCAAAGGTCTTGACATTTTAGCTACAGCTAACAATTCATTAGAATCATTATAAAATCCTACAGTTGTGATATATGTTTGAGGTTGGTTAATAAACTCATCATAAATTACCTCGCCAGTAGAACCAGAAATAAATGTTGGGTTTTCAGAGTAATTAAATTCACTATTTCTAGCTCGAACAAATATATAATCTGAAGTTATAGTTTCTTGGGAGTTTAATGAGAAGCTAGCTCCAAGAGATATAGCGTCATATAATCCCCTGTTGTTAAATCCTTCTGAGTTGTTAGATCGGCTTGGAGCTACATTAATTGACTGAGATATAGCGTAAGGATTTAAAAGAATAGTTCCTAAATCAGGGAAAACTAATCCATATGAGCCAGAATTAGCAACATATCCTCCTCCAGTAATTGCTGAGCCATTTGATCCTGATACTAATTGGAATACTCGAGAAGAGCCAATAAACGTATTAACCGATACATCATTTGAATTATCAGTTAATTGAATAGATCCATTTGACCCTGAAAGGGTTAAATTCAAAGATCCAGGGAAGAGTGATTCTTTATATCTAGCTCTTTCAATACTAAGTACCCAAAAATGATCTCCGGTTACTACATTATTATCTGTTCCAAAAATAAAAGAAGCATTTTCATCTTCTAGAATTAAAGAACGATATTGCCCATACATTGTTTTAGTTGGTGAATTACCTGCTACAATAGAATTGTAAAGAGTACTACCACTTCCTAAAGAATCACAATAAACAACATCAAATTGAACAGCCGCTACATCTTCACTAGAAGCGGTTTGATAAACACTTAGATAAAAATCACCTGAGGAACCTGCTTCTTGGATAGAAGATGTATAAAATGAAGTAAGTGTTGGAGTATCTGTTGACCATAATGTAGCGGTTATTGAATCACTACTTACAACAAAATCTTCTGGGTCTAGTCTTTTAAAGCTCATTTAGTTTTTAATTTACTTTATTAATAGTAATAGGAATAGTTATTCTAGCACCACTATCTAAACCAACTACAGTTAATGTAGCTGCAAGTGATGTATTAGAGCCAAACAATGTGTTTATAGTAGTTGCTCTTAAGTTAAATTGAGTACCTATGATTGTTTTAGATACATTAGTTCCTAAAGTTGTTGTTGCCGTTGTATTTGCTTGAGAAGCAGCATCTGTATTAATACCAACTCCAGTATATGTACTCATTAATCTAACATCAGAAATAGTAGCTGAATATCCACTGGTTTCAAATGTTTGATTGTTGCCTAGATAATTTAGTGTTTGAGGTGTAACTGAAAGGGAAGCTCCTTGTTGTAAGGTAATAGCAGAATAACCTAAATCAAGTACAGGTAATTTAGCTGTTCCACGAGGTAGAGTAGCTAATTTATATTTCATGATTTGAGTTTCTTGTGGAAATGCTTCTAATAAAGGCATATTTTGAATAGCTTCGCCATAAAATGCAGAACCTGAAGGATGTGTTGGGTTATAAAGAGTATAATCTATTTCATCATCAGCTAATGCAAACTGGGTGATTCTGAAAGAACCATCGTTTTTGGCTAGTAACTCTCTACCTTTGGTTGTTAATATTGCGTCAACTGTGACGACTTGATTATTTAAATATCCCATGTTTTATTTTATTATAAATATATTATATTAATAAATATTATTAAAGCAAACCTTTCTGTGTAAGATCCTCGATATATTTTCCTATATTTTGTTCCATTTTATCACTTACATATTCTGGTTTGATTAGATATGGAGGTTCTAAACCAGCTGTTTTATATCCATTGAATATGATAGAACCAGCAGCATCAACATATCTTCTAAGTAAAAATTGATTTAAATTTATTCCTGATCCTGAAATTGGGCGGTCAAAGTCTACACTTAATCTAGGGAGAGGAAAAAGAGAACTTGAAATAATTGTTGCTGATTTAACTATAAATGTTTTAGTCTCATCCCCTTCAAATCTGAATTCA